GAACTCTCTAACTACATTAGGGCAGAAAGATCCAGTATCTGAGTTTAACTCACAACTCTGGAATAATGGAACAGACGCAGGTAAAGATACTGCTCGTAAGCAGAAACGTAAACTTACTTACATCAGCAATATCTACGTTGTAAAAGATCCAGCAAATCCTGAGAACGAAGGTAAGACATTCTTATATAAGTATGGTAAGAAAATCTTTGACAAACTAACTGCAGCAATGCAGCCTGAGTTTGAAGATGAGGAAGCAATTGATCCATTCGATTTCTGGCAAGGTGCTAACTTCAAGTTGAAGGCAAAGAACGTTGCTGGTTATCGTAACTATGACTCTTCTGAGTTTGCTGCTACTAGTGCATTACTAGATGATGACGATGCGATGGAAGCAATCTGGAAGAAGGAGCATTCCTTAGCAGAATTAGTTGCTGCCGATCAGTTTAAGTCTTATGATGAACTTAAGACTCGTCTTGGTTATGTTCTTGGTAACAAGCAAGTTCGTAACGATGCTGAAACTGTAGAGCAAGAGTATGAAGATACTCAAGCATCTACTCCTGTTGTTGAGACAGTAGAATCTGTATCTAAAGCATCTGCTTCAGACGATGATGATGATGCTATGTCATATTTTGCTAAACTAGCAGAATAATCCTAGATATCAGGAATATATTGTAATTTGTTGCAGAGGCTCATAAAAGCCTCTGCATTTTTTTTGTTTTCAAGGATTGTTTTCAACCTTGGTTGTTTACTTACCTTGAGATTTAAATCTCTTTTAAGATTTTTCATGGTTTTGACCTGACATTGTAGCAATTAAATGCTGTGCTAAAGAGTCAATTTCATCATCAGTTGGAAAAACTGGATATTGCTCGTAAAGACTTGTTGACAATAACGCTGCCTCACCTTTTTCATCAAGGTATTGGAAACGTTCTTTTGCTTCGTAATATCGATCACGAAGTCTTGATTCCGCAAGTTGGAGTAACTCCAAGCGGATTTCATAGCCGTTTTTAGCCATAGTATTCTCCTTTGTTTGTTTCTTGGTTGCTAGGTCTCTCTGTGTAACTCAGTCTCTCTAAAGAATTATTAATTACTTAATCCTTCAAAATTTTCCAAGTTGTGTGATCTTACCAACCGATCAAAAGCTATTTATAATATAGATTATTGAACGAAGTTATTTTCTGTTGTGATTACAGTCTTGCTAACATATTGTGTATTTCTATCATACTTCATAATTCTTTCAAAATCTGATAAGAACAAACTTACATATTGTTTTTTTAGAGGTCTTATCATTCTTTTTTCTTCATTCAATAATGTTTCATAATCAAAGTTAGATACTCCAACTACAGGTGATATTTTTTCTCCAGTATATGTTGCTTGTACATCATTTTGACCTGGATCAACTCCATACCATTTATTAGCAGATCCACCAAACCTTGAAGCAGGACCGTCAATTTCAAAAGGTCTTCCACCAGGTACATTATGTTCTACTATTTTACCTGCAGGTAAAATTAATCTATCATTTTCATCCTTAACTTCTAGAGTTTCATAATGATGTATTGCATTTAATCCTGCAATACCATATTTGTCTTGGGCAAATTCATATAGTTCTTTATTTGATAATGGCCATTCATCTCTAATATTTGTTATACCACAACTAATAATAACAATAAAATCTAAATCAGCATCACCATAGATATCTTCTGCTACATTATCTGGTCTTGCACCATCAGCAACGAGAAACTTATTGAATGTTGTTGTTTCTTTAGTTACTCCATCTAATAATTTATTTTTACGAAATAAATTTGTTATTAGAATATAATCATTCGCAGAGTTTTTATGCGATAATGGTGATGGATACCTTACAAAGGGTAATCTATTTAAGTATGACATTAGTATCCTACTCCTAATTGTGCGTCTTCATAATCTTCAAGATATACTGGGTTTGTTTCTTTAAATGTCATAGAAACTTTCATATGAACTGGTGTTCCATCAGCATAAGTTGAATAAGTATTGGAACCTGTATAGTTAACATTAAAGTCTGTTAAGGCACATGGTTTAAATGAATTTAAAAATGGATGATCTTTTCCATTATGTAAATATCGTAGCAAAAATATATCAGGAGCACCTAGCATAATTCCACCACCTTGTGAACCAGCTGTCTCTGCACCTTTTTTAGGTGACATTGACATTTTCATTTGGCGTATGATTCGTAATGCTCTATCACTTTCTTTTTTGGATCTTGGTGTGAAAGTAAATCCAAATTTAAATACTCTTAGATTAACACCGTTAAATAATAATTCGGTGTTACTATTCAATATTTGACCTGTTCCTCTTGATAATACATTATTTGTTGTAACATTAGCACCAAATTGATTAACAGCAGCACCTGCTAGTGATGCTCTTATAGAGTCTATAAGTGTATCACCACTTTCTACTCCAAGAGCATCCCCTATATTACCAGATTGTACTAATTCATCTATCAATAGTCTAGAATTTTCTAGTAATTTATTTGGTTCTGTCATTGCAAGTGATGCAATATCCATTCCTGCTAGAGTGAATAGATTCATTGAACTTCCTTCCCAATCAACAGAATTTCCATCTTGAACTTGTTTAGGTACTGGAAGTTCTACATAAAAATTCGTATCCGTTGCGAATTGTAGACCTGATTTATTATTTTTAGCACTCTTTTTAATATTATAGGTATTAGATAATGACTGACCTGGATTAGACATCGTAAGATTAAGACCTTTGCTATTTTTATCAGTTAAGTATTGACTTAGCTTAGGTGCAATTTGACTATCTGTTCTCAATACATTAGGATCATTATATTTCATAACAGCCTTTGATCCATCTGCTAAGGTATGAGTACCGTTAGCATCCTTTTCCATATATGCAGTATTAAATTGTGCGGCAACATTAGTCCCCATTCTGTTTTTTGGGGGTTTATATCTGACTGATTGTATTAGAAGACTGTCTTCACCAGTATTTAATCTATCTAAAGGATAACTAAGAAAAAATTCACCATACTTTTTTACACTTTTAGTTGATTTTTTTCCACCAACTTCTTTTGCACCAGGTTCTCCAGTTTCATACTGTTGAGATCCATCTATTCCTGAATATATTGCACCTGGACGCATATTATCGACCTATTTAAGTATTATCAGCTATTTATACGGAATCTTGCGAAAGGAATACCATCAAGGTCAGATAGTTCATCATTATTAATTTCATAAAGACCACCAGGTACTTCATTCCAAGTATAATTCCTATGATCATTCCAATGAAAGTTAATTCCTTTGAATCCCCATTCATATACTCCAGTTACACCAACTAGGGGATTTTGGTCATACCTTATATTAGGTGTTTTTGGATTATATACAAAGACATAGAATTTTCCTACTTGAGGAACCTTTCCTCCTTCATTTAAGACACTAATAATTTCCAACATCAGATCATCAGCATCTTCTGTGCCGATTAAATTATCACGTATGTCTTTAACTCTACTCATTTAATTCCTAGTTCTTTTTCAGTAACTACTTTAAACTCCCATTGACGATCAGCACACCATTCTCTTGCTTCTTTCCATTTTGTTTGATTTGTAGCATATGTATATGCTTCGGTAATATATCTTTTAGTTTGCCTTTTTGGTTTTTTGGGTGGACTACACTGTTTTAATGGTTTCACTTCAATAACATATTTTTTTATACTACCATTAGATTCTCTTACTTTCATGTAGAAATCTGGAAAGTATCTGTGCTGACGATGATCAACTGGAGATATGTAAGGTATTGCTATTTCTTCACTTGCCCATTCTAATACATTAATATTAGAATCACAGTAAACCATGAATTTCCTTTCCCATAATGATCTGTAAATTATATTTGTCGGATCACCCTTATATTTTTTAGGAAATCTTGGAGAATACTTTCCTTTATAAGCCATCTAAATAGAAATGATATAGTAGAACTATTTAGAGTGTCAGCACCAATTCCAAAGAAAATATCTCAAATATTACCGAAGTTTCAAAATGTTGCTCAAACTTCTCATTACTTGGTTAAGTTTGGTATTCCAGGTAGTGGCAGTCTGAGGGGATTTTTGCGAGGTAAAGGAATAGATAGTAGATTTCATACAGATGATATAGGATTATTATGTAGTTCTGCATTTTTACCTGGATCTACATTTGCAACAGAAGTAGTTAATGGTGAATTTCAGGGTGTAACTGAAACCATACCACATACTAGAAATTTCACTAGAATTAAATTAGAATTTTATGTTGATAATGAATATAAAGCACTTAAATTTTTTGAACATTGGATGGAATATATTACTGGAGCATCTCAGGCAAGTCCTTTAGATAATGCATATAATTTCAAATTAAATTATCCAGAACATTATAGATCACAGTCAACAAAAATTATAAAATTTGAAAAAAATTATAGACAAAGTCTTGAATATAATTTTAGAGGTTTATTTCCTATTGCACTAGATTCTACAAAAGTTCAATATCAGAATTCAACTGTTTTGAAGGCAAGTTGTTCCTTTGCATATGAAAGGTATATTTGTGGAAAGGCAAGTTCTTTATCAAAGCAGGTGGGAGATAGTCAAAATCAATCATCACAGTCTGCTGGAATATATGGTAATAGACCAGCAGGTACTATTTTGAATTCTGGTGTTGCTGGTACTGATGAGGTATATAAAGAATTAAATTCATTTGTAGAGTTACCTAAATCTAACGTATCTTCTAATGCTTATTTTAGTGCTGATCCTAGTTTAGGAAATGTTATTAGTGAAGGATATTATAACGCATAAAATAAGTTTGAATTTCCCCTATAAATAAAAATACTTGAACTGAGCTTATTATGCCTTTACCAAAGATTTCGACTCCTTCTTATGAGTTAGTTATTCCTTCTACCAAGAAGAAAATTAAATATAGACCTTTTTTAGTTAAAGAAGAAAAGATTCTTATCATGGCTATGGAGAGTCAGGATAGTAAACAAATAGCAAATGCTATTAAAGATGTTCTTTCTGCTTGTATTTTAACTAGGGGTATGAAAGTTAATGATCTTTCTACTTTTGATATTGAATATCTCTTCCTTAATATTCGTGGTAAGTCTGTTGGAGAAGAAGTTGAAGTAATGGTTACTTGTCCTGATGATGGTGAGACACAGGTTCCTACTACTATTAATCTTGATGAGATAATGGTTCAAATCAATAAAGACCATTCTCCAGATATTAAATTAGATGATGAATATACTTTGAGAATGAAGTATCCATCGATGGATGAATTTATTAAAACTAATTTTAATGTTGATGGTAGTGTTAATGTTGACGATACATTTAAATTGATTGCATCATGTGTAGATCAAGTCTATTCTGAAGATGAATCTTGGGCTGGTGCTGACTGCACTAAAAAAGAATTGAGTGATTTTGTAGAGTCTCTTAATTCAAAGCAGTTTAAAGATATTGAAAAATTCTTTGATACTATGCCTAAATTGTCACATACTGTTAAGGTGACTAATCCAAAAACAAAAAAAGAAAATGAAATTGTATTGGAGGGTCTACAAAGTTTTTTCGTATAAGTATGGCTCATGAAGACCTTGAGTCATACTATAAGGTTAACTTTGCTTTGATGCAACATCATAAATATAGCTTAACAGAGTTAGAAAATATGATGCCGTGGGAAAGAGAAATCTATCTTTCACTTCTACAGCAATATATTGAAGAAGAAAATCTAAAGCAACAACAAAATGGCTGAACCCATTAAATCACCAATAGCAGGAGGAATACGTGCAATTAGGAACACAGTTTCTAATAGTATATTTACGGGTGGTGGTGTTTTAAGGCAAAAAGATGATTCTGTAACAGCTAATGCAACAACTAGAAACTCTGTATTGTTGGGTGGTATTTCAAATCAGGTTGATAATGTAAATGAACAAGTTATTATTTTAAATAAGTCGTTAGAGGTTATAAGTTCAAATTTAGCAGTTAATTCTAGTTTAGATAGACAAAGGCAAGAAGAAGAAATAAAACGAAATAGATTACAGGGTGAAGGAGATTTAAGAAATTCTAGAGAACAATCAATCGAAGCAAAGATAAGAGAGGCTCTTCTTTTCCCAGTTAAAAGAATAGGTGCTAAACTTAAAGTGGGATTAGGTGCATTAACTAATGCATTTTTGATCGTAACTGCTGGTTGGTTAACATCTAAAGCTTTTGAGTTTGTAAAAGCTATGATAGATGATAATGAAAAATTGATGCAAGAGATAAGTAATAAAATAATTGGTGGTTTAAGTATACTTGGTGGTGGTTTTGTTCTTTTTGCTTCTGCAATGGGAGCATTAATGAATGGTGTCAGAAGATTATCTGGTAGTATTTTAACATTTGCTTTTCAAAATCTTATTAGAACACCTTTTCAATTTGTTAAGAGGGTAATTGGTGACTTAATAAAAGGTACTTTTCCCAATCTTTTTAAGGGATATAAACCACCCAGAGGATTTCAGATTCGACCAAATGTACCTAAAAATCAACAAAATCCAAATATAGCTAATCCAAAAGTATCTAATGTTAAAACTAAGTTTGGAGGACCTGGTTTTAAATCTTTAGCTCTTGCTTCGCTTATAGAGGGTTATCAAATTTTAAATGGAAAAGATTGGAAAAATGCTGCAACTGACGTTCTTTCAGGTTTTGTAGCAGCAGCACCTACTACAGCTATTGTATCGGGTCTTGGTCTTACAAATCCATTTACTGCTATTCCTGCAGGACTTGTTATTGGTAGTCTTTTGTTTAGTGGTGGTTATAATATTAGAGAATTACTTGGTATAGATTTCGCACCAAAGGATAAGAAGAGTGAAGAAGAAAAAACTCAGAAAGATGATATAAACGAAAAAAATAAAAAGGAAGAATCACTTGACGTTAGTAAGATAATTGATTCATCTAATAGTTCAGAATTAAATAATAAAAGAATAGCTGCATTTCCTAAAGATCCTATTTCAGATATTACTCCTAGTTTGGGTATTAAAGATGGAGATTTACTTGCACTTAGAGATATTAAAGAGGATTCAACTGTTAATTCTATTGTTCCAAAGAGTAATAAAATTAAAACTGATGATGTTGCTAAGAATCTAGGTTCTTTGAAGGAACCAGCACCAATTGCAGTACCATTACCCACTATTAATCCAAATTCTTCTGATTCTACTGGTTCAGTTGCTGGATCTGGTAAATCTGGGTCAACTATTCCTAGTATACCTTCATCAAATAGGGATAATAGTTATATATTCCTTGCATTTAAAAACTATCAAGTAGTTCCAACATAACATGAACCCAACAGCGTTAATTAGATCAACATCTAGTCTTAATAGAATAAGTAGATCTCTTACTGGGTTTTCATCTGGTATTACTAGATCGAGTTTTCTGGCAAGAAATATTGCTAAGAGTATTAATACTGATAATAGGTTTAAAAAAAGTGTTATAGAAACTGAGAAAACATTTTTTCGTAAAAGAGCAGAGGCTAGATTAAGAAAACAAAGAGAGGATAGGATTGAATCTTCTAGTTTAAATGGAGGTAATATTTTAAAAAAACAATCTAAAGTTTTGGGAGATGCTAGTAAGGGATTTTTTACTAGACTTCTTGACTTTTTGGGATTAACTATATTGGGATGGATAATAACAAATATACCAAAGATTATAAAATCAATTACTAAATTGGTAAGTAAAGTAAAGGAACTTACTACTTCTCTTCGGGGTCATATTGATAATATTAGATTATTTTTGGGTTCTATGGGGCAAAAATTAATTGAGATAAGAGATAGACTTAATCCTTTTAATTTTGAAGAAACTATTACTGAAAGTGAAAAAGATTTTAAACGTATTAATCAAAATCTTGCTTCATTAAATGATAATTTTGTTTCAGCAGTTAACGAGTATACTGATACTTCAGATTTAAAGGATCTTGTTGCTGAGAATTTAAATCTACCTAGTAGTGAAGA